GTGCTGATACTTCTGCTGATACGTCCGCCCCCGGTGCAGGCGTATCTTCTTTAAATTCTGGTTCTTCCTGCCCAGCGTCTGCAAATGCCTTGGTCAAGGCGTCTCGAATAGAGTCAGTCATAGGGAGTCCTTTCGGTGGCTCAAGTATGTTATTAGATGGCGTTCACGTTACGTGAACAGAGACAAATTAACGCAGTTTGTTGCGTTCCGCTTCGTAGGCCCAGCGAAGGCCGTCAATTCGGGCTGCACGTTGCTCCGGGTCTTTCCCACTAAGCACCAGCCGCCGCTTCGCGGCCTTTGCTGCCCACTCGCCCTTGAAATCATCTGAATGCGCCAGATTGTGACGCTTCATGTGCTGTCGGAGGTCTGATCTGGAGTTGATGATAGTTCCATCAACTGTTGACTTAAAAGGTTCTATATCTCCAAAGATTGTGTAGGGCCTGAGTTCTCTTGTCTGGCTAGTAACTTCAACCATTCTCTCAGTCAGGGGATCAAATTGAAATCTACGGCGCACTTGCTGATGGCTCCTCTTGTGCATCGGCCTTGGCTTGGGCGGCTACGACCGTAGCCTGAAGTTTGGCCTGTATCTCTTGCATCTTGAGCGCGTGTTCCTCGCGCATCTGCTGCATCTGTAAAGCGAATTCCTGTCTGCCCTGAGCAATGTCAGCCTGCAACTTCTGCATCTGCAAGTCAGACTTTTGCTGCTCAAGCGCCATGTCCTGCTGCGCTTGCTGAGCCTTTAGCTGAGACTCCTGTTGAGCCTGTTGCTGGTCCATCTGCTGCTGCTGCTGAGCTAACTGCTGTTCCGCCTGCATCTTCTTTTCTTCAGGCGAGGGCTGTGGCGGTTGCTGTGCCTTCACTTCAGCGGCTTTCTTCTGTGCCGCGATGGCCTGGTCTATGATACCTTCCATTTCGGACGATGCCTTGAAGCCCGACACTCCGAACTGCAGTAGCTGCATAAGGAAAGGGGCGGATTCCGGGTTCTGCTGGAGAAGCGGGGCAGCCATTCCCATGAATTGGGCGGTAGCCTGAAGAAACCCGGTCCGTTCTTCTCTTAGTTGGTCATAGTCAATTTGGGCCATTGACTCTGCCCGTACTGCAATACGCATATTGAAGTTCTCATGATCCTTAAGCAGTGCAATGGCCTGCTGTGCCAAAGGAGCATCGGGGGTATTGCCGATGTTGGACAATTTAAATATTGTCTCAGGATCATAAAAACGCTGAATAATCTGCGCTTTCTTATTCAAAAGATCCGATGCAAATCTGGCAAACTCATCCTGTAGTGCTTGGATGCGAAGTGAGCCAAACTGTGCCTTGATACGCTGTTCTGTGGCTGTCGTGCCTGCGGTAGACGCCTGTCCGCGCATGATATCACTCATGCCGGTAATCTGGTAAAGCTGCTGAATGCGCGACTGCTGTTGTATAGCCAGCACTTGTATGACTTCGGCTACCTGCTGAATCGGCAGCCAGTCAGTCATACCTTTCATGCCGCCGCGCTCTGCAAACATGGCCCAATTATCGACGGGGATTAGCTGATTCTCTACGCCTTCTGTCAGCATCCGCCCAATCTCTTTACTGGAGCGGTCATAGACGCCAACAACCTTACAAGCGGAAGTCAGCAGCGCAATTCGGGACTCCAGTATGTCAATTTCGTCATACAAGTCCTGTGTGATAGCAAAATCAGCCTTGGGCAACAACTTGGCTGTGGTCGTATTGGCTATCATCCACCGCGCATCTGGAAAGAAGCCTTCCAGTTGCATAGGATCGTCTTGTTTATCTAGAAACTTGGTCTGCCCTTTGCAGTACCAGTAGACAGACTTGCTTGGCTTGTCCCAAATCTCCCAAATCTCGGCTTGTGGTGAGGCTTTGGCAATATCCGAGTTCAGTTCAGAATTAAGCTTAGGCCCATTTGAAGTATACGAGATGCCTTCAGCAATATCAGCACCAAATCGCTCTGTAATTTCGTCCTTGTCCATGTACGAGCGGAACGCTTTCCAGCGTAGTTCCGAGTATGTGCGGCAAGGATTCCAGAGAATATCTTTCCAGTGGACGTAGACTTCTTCGCACCACTCGCTAGTTTTGACTTGCGGCACTTCAGGAGCCACCTCACCAGGCATCGCAGGTTCCGGGGCCACATAGTTAGGGTCATCGCCTTCTTCCATGCAGTAGCGCACCCGCGCTACGCCGAGCCCCGGTACTAGCCGATCCTCTAGCGATTCCTTGAGTACATCGTTGAGGGTGTTATCCGTCTTGTTAAGATCGTTCTGGAGAATGCGAGTAAGCATTTCCCCAGCTACGCGGGCCACATCGTCATTAGGGTCCAGAAACCTACGATCCGCCTCTACCTTAGGTAGCTTGGCATACATTGTAGCCTTCATAGTCTGTATATTGCTATGAAAGAGATTCAGTCTGTAATTCTTGAAGGCTCCATTAAGAGCGTCATCGCGCTCATCAATGTAACGCTTCTGTGTCTTGTCGCCCTGCGTGTGCCACTTCTCTACGAACTTGCGGGCAAGGCCCATTTCCTGCGTCCACTTCTGCACAGAGTCGCGCTCGTCTTGCTCAGGCGTACCAGTATCGGCCAGATAAGGCTTCTCCCCAGTAACGAGAGTAGTCAGCATCGACCGCAGATTATCAAGCATAGTTAGACGCGCTTCCGTCGTTGTAATGAGGCTTCGTGATCCTGCCAAAGTTCATCCAGGATGACGCCTTGGGGTTTCTCGTTCTTGTCTTGCTCAGGTACATTTACCCAAGGTCTTGACATACACAAATAGCGGATTGCGTCAGGGCCGTGATCTTCGCCCGTAGTATCCACATCTTCCATCTTCACGTCGTCATGCGTCAGTGCAGGCAGTGTGCGGATGATGTGCGGGCAGTCTGTGGTGAAGTAGATCATGGGGGCAGAGCCGCCCTTCGGGCCTTCGCCCTTCATCCCCTTCAGCCGTTCCCGTACCAAGTCCCAGCCCGGTATGCGCTTGTTATCACCGCGCCTGAAGAATACTTTGTAATCTGTAGCGCGAGCCATACGCTCTGCAATGCTGGGTCCGCCGTTCTGTGACCAAGCTGCAGGGTCGATTACGGAATCGGATATCTCGTCCTCCTTATCCCGGAGGACTATCCCTTCCCCCACTTCCTCTGCAGTCAACTTCAGGCCAAGCCATCCGCCACTGTTGGCGGCGAAAGCACCGTACCACTCTTTGTAGACGACTAGCGCGCCTTTGGGATATACGCGATGGTCTGACAGAGGCTGCCCGTCACTGACTGCAGCCCAGTAGACTGCAAACGGGGCAGATGACCCCCAATCCATGCAACGAATCTTTGTCCAAGTGTGAGGGATTTGTACCGGCTCAATGACATGCTGTTCTCCGAACTCCGAAAAGTAAGCACCCTGTACCGCATCCCAGTCGCCGTCAAGCCAAGCCTTAACCAAGTCTGCAGAGCCTGAGCCTCGCAACTGCTGTGCGTAGTCAGGCTGGGCATCAAGCAATATCTTGTTATCGGTTACACGCGCCTTGACAAACAAGCGGCGCATATTCGAGCCATCTTCGGGCATGAGGATGACTCCCCCTTCCCGGTAGCGATCAATACCAAAGTAACTCTTTACCCAGTTGTGACCTACACCGCCCGGATTAGCCGTAGCGCGTATGCGCTTAAACTTGACTTCCGGTTTGCTACTGCGCAGAGTAGCCTTAAGCTTGGAGTACAGTTCAGGCGTGGGCCACGTAGTCAGCTCGTCCCAGCCTATCCAGCCGTATTCGTGCCCTTGGTACTGGGTCCAATCGTCAGGAGCCTCAGCGTATCTGAGCTTGAGCGTAGCGCCATTAGCCCAGCGCCAAGTCTTATCCCCGACCATCCACTTGACCAGCCCGCGATTTTCTGGGTCAAACCAGCGCGGGTACATCTCAAGGGATTGCCGGATCACATCCTCAAGCTGTCCGAATGTCCGCCGTAGCAAGATTCCGTGCCAGTGTGCGCCTGCGGGCGTAGGTATATCCTGCGCAAAGTCCCCAAGCAACCAACTGGTCTTGCCTCCGCCGCGAGCCCCTCCGTACAGAAGTTCTGGCACCCACGCTTTAGATATCGCTATCTTCTGCGGCCCCTCTTGGGGCATCCAGCTTACTTGCGCAGGGCGAGCCATGTTTAGCCGTACGAACCATCAGGTTGCTTCTGCAGAGCTAGCGGAGCTTCTTCCCGCTCCGCTACCGGAACAAAGGTGTGGCGACTCTCAATCGACCCAGTAACCTCTGTTCTGGCTAGCTTCGGAACTTCGTATTCCAGCAAATCCAGGAACAGATGCAGACGCGCCTTGTAGGGCGCTCTATTCAGCTTGTAGAGATTCGTACCTTCAAACAAGCCTTCATGCAGATTCAGCAGGACAGTGTTGACTACCTGCTTGGCGTCCAGCTTACCGCCTTTGACAGCGGCTAGTGCAGTACCATCCGCAGCAACTGCCGAATTAACGCTTTCTTCCAGTTTAGCCTTGATAACCTGAGTTTTCTCTTTCAGGCCCTTTAGCTGTTCTGTAGTAAAGCCCTTCTCATGCAGATGCTGCTGACGAGGTTTCCGCCCACGGGGCTTGCCCGTAGGTATGTAGTTCCTGACCAAACGGGTTAACCGTTGGCAGTAGCTGGAGGATTCGGGAAATCTACGACCTTAGCGCGCTTAAGCACGCCGATATCCCCATCAGCATTCGCTAGCACTACCGCTCGCTGGAGCAACTCTGCAATACGGAAACCATCTCCGATTTTAGCGGGTGCATTGGCAGCAAGGTCAAGGATGATCCCAAGTTCTTTTGGGGTAATGGTAACAGGTGCAGTGCTCTGTGTAAGCATGATGTATCCCTTTGGTATCAATGATACCGAGTACGGCCCTTAGGCCGTTTAGCGTGTTGTTAGGTGTTAACTCTAAGTTCTTATAGAGTTGTATCCCTATAAGAGGGGCCCGACTATCGGGCCCCGATCTTAACTCTTACTCTTATCTTACTCTTATCTTAAGCCGCCACCAAGGCGGCTCTTATACTCTTACTCTAGTAGGGGCCTTTCGGCTTGGGGCCTTCAGGCCCCTTATAGTCTCTTAGCTTCTCCCCCTTCCCCTTTCGGCCTCCGGCCTCATTCCCCTTCCCCCTTTCTTGGGGGCAGGGGATAAAAGTTTCCTCTCTACTTTCAGTATACCAAGGTTTTCTTGAGCTTGTCAAGTATTATTTTGTATATCTAGATATCTACTTAACACAATAGTACAGGTCCCGCAATAAGCCGCTATTAGCGGCTCTAGTGGTACCCCTACCCCTACCCTTGCTAAAAGGAGAAGTCCGCCCATACGCGCTTACACGCGGTCTAGCAGGCCATTAAGGTTGCTTCCGCAACCGTGGGGAGTATATCCGGGGCAAGTACTAAACTCTAAAAATCAGCTTAGGTACTTAGGGTCTATCATGCTGCAGTACAGCATAGGGATG